ATTCGGTAATCATGCACGATTTTGCAAAAGACATAGAACTAGCACTCAGGGAGAAAAATTATGAGCAAAGGGTCAACGGGTCGTCCGTTCTCAGTAACTAACGAAGAATACGCAAACCGATGGGATGTCATCTTTGGCAGAGATAATGAGAAAAAGAACGAAGCGAAAAATCTGGAATCTGATAGACCCGATACAACACGGAATAGTGGGCGCAGCGATAACCCAGAGGGACAAGCTGGACAAGCTCAGGATGCTTGAGTATTCCGCTTTAGAGGCTATGGCAAAGGGTAAGGGAACAATCCATGATTGGAGAGTCCTAGTCGATGTGCTTAATCTGAGTGAGATGATGGGCAAAGGTGGGGTAGGACCAGAGGTCTTGCCTTACTGCGAGAAAGCCCAAGAAGGACTCCACAAAGCCGCTATTCGCTACCAAGAGACACTTCACATGGGATTAGACGGACAGACTATCCAAGCCTGTAGAGACTTGATTCAGTTTGCTGATCTACAGCAAGGAAGTATCTCAAGAAGTGAGTTTGAGAGATACATTCAGAAAACAAAAGACTACATAAGATCACATGGTGACAAGGTGGTAGAGATTGAATAACAACCCTACAAAACGAGAAAGACTACACCTAGCAAGGGTCAAAGAGATGCCTTGTGGCGTTTGCGGTCAATCAGGACCGAGTGATGCCCACCACATAAAACAGCACCACCAGTACTTATGTATCCCACTTTGTAAGGATTGCCACCAAGGTTCTCATAATGGGATTCACGGACAAGCTAGGATTTGGGCGGTCTATAAGCAAGACGAAATGTCAGTTTTAAACGACACATTGGCTAAGTTAATTGGATAGAATCTAGTTGCGTTGCCAAGGTTTTGAGAGGTCTTGTACCTCTCATTTTTTTATGGGATAATGGTACAAACTCCTTGAGGAATACCATGAGTGGCTTGCTAGAACCATCCGTAAAGATTGAAATTGAGATACAAAGCCAAGAAAAAAATGGCGAATCTTGTCCTGTTGCTACTGGCGATGTAGCTGTCAATCTTGAAAATCGTCAAAAAGCCATTGATAAAGCCAACTATGGACCGATGAATCCTAATGAGGCGAACATGGATTACTGGCGTGAAGTCTCTAAGACTTGGAGAAACTCACCAGAACAGGCTAAAAAGTCTCGCTGCGGTAACTGTTCAGCATTTATCCAGACCCCTAAGATGCTTTCCTGTATTGAAACAGGCTTAGAGATGGGTGACACCGAGATGGATGCTTGGGAAGTCATTGATGCTGGTGACTTAGGATATTGCGAAGTTTTTGATTTTAAGTGTGCTTCCAAGAGAACTTGTGAGGCGTGGATTGCAGGTGGCCCAATAACGGAGGAAAAAGATGTCAACGACAAATCAGCAAGCGTTGGAGATGATGCAGAAACTTATGCAGAAGAAGACTAAACCCGTGCGTGGGGAGAGAACTGCAAAGAACAAAGCAAAGAAGCCTAAAAAATGAGTGGCCTCTACGAAAACATTAGGAAAAAGCGTGAACGCATTGAAGCGCAAAAGGCTGCTGGCAAGACTCCAGAGCGTATGCGTAAAGTTGGCTCGAAGGGTGCGCCAACTGCGTCTGCGTTTAAGCAAGCGGCTAAGACTGCTAAAAAGAAATGACAGCAGCGTGGACTAAAAAAGAGGGTAAAAACCCTAAAGGTGGCCTTAATGAGAAGGGTCGCAAGTCCTATGAGCGTGAGAACGCTGGAAGCAACCTAAAGCCTCCTGTTAAGTCTGGTGACAACCCTCGCAGAGCGTCTTTCTTGGCTAGAATGGGTAACATGGCAGGGCCAGAGCGAAAGCCTGATGGAAGCCCAACAAGGCTGTTGCAAAGCCTCCAAGCGTGGGGTGCTAGTTCAAAGGCTGATGCTAGAGCAAAGGCAAAATCTATCTCTGCAAGGAACAAAAAATGAAAACTCCTAAGATGAACAAAGCAGGTAAAGCTAAGATGGCTACTGTGATGAAAGAATTCGGTAAGGGTGAACTCCACTCTGGTAAGGGTGGTAAAGTCGTAAAGAACCCTCGCCAAGCGGTCGCCATTGCAATTAGCGAAGCTGCCAAGAAAATGGGCAGAATGAAATAATGGCTGAACTAAGGGCTACTCCTTACGCTAACCCATTAACAGGGTTATCCAATGATGTTATTCAAGGTTTGCTTGGATACATGAAGGATAAGAGGCGAACTCAGCAATTGCAGGGTTTGGCTGGTTTATTGGAAAGCACAGGAATCCCTCAGACAGTAGAGAGAGCCGCATACGCTGAAAGCCCTACAGGTCTGCTAAACGCATTGACCAATGTAAATCGTGCCAATGTGCCATTGCTAAAGTCTGAGACTGCTGACGCATTGCTTACGCTGTCACCAGTACCATCAGGAGCAGGTAAGGCTGCTATGGCTGCTGGTAGAGCTGGTGAAAGGGTGGCTGAGAGGGTAGTTCCTCAGATCATGGAGCGTGGTGGTTTACCTGCTGAAATGGTTAAAGCAATGGGTACTGGCACACAAAGCGCAATGTTGCCACCATCAAGATTTATTGGAAGACCACTTGAAGGCCTTTTAAGTAAAGTTGATGTTGGTGGCGGTCGCATTGAGGAATTTGGTACAGATCAACGATTAGTAGATATTGCTAAAGACTTGACTGAGAAAAAAGGTTTAATTTATAGCCCTCAGTTAAAGTATGCAGAAGTTGACCCTGCTAGAGCAAAGCGTTTGGCTGACGCATACGATATTATGGAAAACAATCCTAGCAACAAGGCTGTAAAAAGGTCTTATGACGCTATGATTGATGAAACTATGGAGCAATACGAGGCTCTTAGAAAAAAAGGCTATAAATTTAGTTTTATGCCTGAAAGTGGCGATATTTATGGCAATCCAAGAAACGCCATTAACGATATTGTTCAAAACCAAAGATTGTCTGTTTTCCCAACAGAACAAGGTTTTGGCTCTTTGGTGGAGGCATCACAAGCCAACCCATTGCTAATGAAAATTGGTGAAAAATGGGGTGGTAAGGATGTTACTGCTAACGATGTGTTTAGAGCGGTGCATGATGTATTTGGTCATGGTAAACATGGTGTTGGTTTTCGCGCAGGTGGTGAAGAAAACGCTTTCCAAGCCCATGCAAGGATGTACTCACCAGAGGCACTACCCGCAGTTACATCGGAAACCCGCGGTCAGAATTCGTGGGTTAACTACGGCCCATTTGGTGAGTTCAACAGAAAAGCCTCACCCTCTGAAACAATATATGCAGAACAAAAAACAGGCATCATGCCTGATTGGACATACATAGAAGGTTTGCTTAAATGATAGAGCAGTTGTTTATTGCTGTTACAGAGTTGATAGCAATATGGTTACTTCAAGACAAACGAGAAAGCCACAGAAAGTTTGCTCCGATATTTGGATTGCTTGGACAGCCATTCTGGTTTTATGCTTCATATATGGCAGATCAATGGGGTGCGTTCATACTATGCTTCTTTTTTACAGCAGCATGGATTAAAGGTCTAAAAGACTACTGGTTCACAAAAAGAGAGCAAGCACTAACAAGTGAGCAATACTTTGAGTTAATTACTGATGCTGTTGAAAAAGTAGAAAAAGGTAGTAAACTAGATCAGAAGGACTACATCAAAAGAGTTTTGAAAGAGGCTCTCGGTATTCGTTAATTAACCTTGACCAACCCTAGAGGAGTCAAACAATGGCTGGAAGACCAATAAACAAACTTCACCAAGAGGATGTACGCAAAAAAATACAGGTAAGTCAATTACTAAATGTTTTGCAAAATCATGCACTTGGGGAAACTGAAGAATTAAGTCCTACAAGGATGAAGGCAATTGAGATTTTGTTACGCAAATCCATGCCTGATGTATCCTCAATCACCATAAGTGGAGACTCTGACCAACCACTTCAGCACGTAGTTACATGGCAGAAGTGATCGAGATCGCCTACAAACCAGGAGAACAACAGCTTGCTATCCATGATCTGATGGACAGTAAGCGTTTTGGTGTTGTCGTTGCTCACAGGCGTATGGGCAAAACAGTCTCAGCTATCAATCATCTAATCAAGGATGCAGTCCTCAACCAAAAGGATGCGCCTAGATACGCTTATATAGCCCCTACCTATGGTCAAGCCAAGCGAGTGGCATGGGACTACCTAGTTAAGTATGCAGAGCCTCTAGGTGGCACACAGAACATTACTGAGTTGCGAGTTGACTTTTGGGGTAGGCGTATCCAGTTATATGGCTCAGACAACCCTGAGACACTACGAGGCCAATACTTTGATGGGGTAATCCTAGACGAGATTGGCGACCAAAACCCTAAGATATGGACTGACATCGTTCGCCCTGCTCTAGCTGATAGGAAGGGTTGGTGCTTATTCATTGGAACACCAAAGGGACACAACCACTTCAAAGAACTTAGGGACAGGGCTGAGAAAGAGGATGGTTGGGGTTTACTAGAGTTCAAAGCCTCAGAGACAGGGGTGGTGGATGACACAGAACTGAAGGCTGCCAAGAACGAGATGGGCGAGGATAAATACCGCCAAGAGTTTGAGTGTTCCTTTGACGCTGCTGTAGAGGGTTCTTACTTTGGTCAAATCCTCAACGAACTAGAAGCTAAGAAGCATATGCAAGAGATTCCCAGAGAGGAATTGAGCAGAACCTTTACAGCTTGGGACTTGGGTATGGGTGACTCAACATCTATCTGGGTGGCTCAGTTGGTAGGAACTGAGGTCAGACTACTGGACTACTACGAGAACCACGGTGTAGGACTAGACCACTATGTGAAGTGGATTAGGGATAACGACTATGAGAAGGCTGAACATATCTTGCCCCATGATGTGAGGGTAAGGGAGTTAGGCACAGGTAAGAGCCGTATGGAGATGCTTGAGGAGGCAGGGCTAGAGATCAAAATAGCCCCGAGAATGAGCCTAGACGATGGTATTCAGGCTGTAAGGCGACTATTGCCTAGATGTTGGTTCAATGTGCCTAAAGTTCAAATTGGCCTGAATTGCCTGAGAAACTACCGCAGAGATTACGATGAAAAGCGAAAGATATTCTATGAAAGACCACTTCACGATTGGTCAAGTCATGGGTCTGATTCGTTTAGATACCTCGCATTGGGTTTAGATGAGGGTAATTCCTCGTGGTCTAAGCCTATCAACAAAGCACCGAGTTGGATTGTTTAACAGGAGAAAAGTATGTATGTAGAGCGTCAAGGTGTAAACCTAGCCCCAAAAGTAAAAGAACTTGAAATGAGGGTCGAAATGTTAGAAAATGTGGTAAAAGCATTACAATTGGATAAACCCCGAATGGGTCGCCCTCCGAAGGAAAAACATGGCACAGAACGAGTTAATGTCGATTCTCCAAGCAGAGATTGACGATGCTATTGGTTACATCGAATCCGAGACAGTTGAACAACGCAAACAAGCGTTAGAAGCCTATCTCCGACAGCCATATGGGACAGAAATTGAAGGCAAGAGCCAGATCGTTACAGGTGAGGTTGCTGAGGCCATTGATGGTGCTCTCCCCTCACTTGTTCGCATTTTCACAGGCTCAGATCAGATCGTAGTATTTGAGCCACAAGGCCCACAAGATGAAGCCTCTGCCAAGCAAGCTACTGACTACTGCAATTGGGTGTTCTCAAGGGATAACGAAGGCGTAGCCATTCTGCACGATTGGTTTAAAGATGCTTTGCTGCAAAAGAACGGCATCGTTAAGGCGTATTGGGAAGATAAGGAAGACATAACGAAAGAGCGTTACTTTGACTTGTCTAGTGACGAGTTAGCCATGCTGATGAGTGATGAGAGCATGGAAATCGTTGAGCAAGATACGACAGAGTTCCCTATCTTTGACCCAATGGGTCAGCCAGTTATAGACCCTATGGGTATGCCTGTGATGGGTGCTACTCACAATGTCGTAGTCCAAAAGAAAAAGAAGTCTGGCAAGGTAACAATTGAGAATGTACCCCCAGAGGAGTTCTTGATTAGCAAGAAAGCAAGAACCATTGCTGACTCTCCTTTCATTGCCCACAGACAGATGTTGACTCGTAGCACCTTGATTGCGATGGGTTTCAACAAGAAGCAAGTTGAAGGCTTGCAGATGGGTGATGCACTTGCCTACACCCCAGAGCGAGTGGCTCGTTTCTCTGCTGGTGAGCAACCTTACCAAGTACAGACTGATGACCCCTCGATGCAAGAGATTGAGGTCTTTGAGTGCTATGTCAAAACTGATATAGAGGGCAAAGGTATTGCCTCACTCGTTCAAGCGTTTTATGCAAGCAATGAGATATTGCAAGACGAAAAAGGTAAGGAAATGGTTGAGGAAGTGGATTATGTTCCTTTCCACTCTATTTGCCCTATCCCAATTCCACACAAGTTCTTTGGCAATTCACTAGCTGACAGAACGACAGACATTCAATTAATTAAGACTACGATCACTCGCCAGATTCTGGATAACCTCTATCTGACAAACAATGCACGAGTGGTTGCTGTTGAAGGGCAGGTAAACCTTGACGACCTTCTTACATCTACTGCTGGTGGTGTTATTCGTGCTAAGTCTCAAGGAGCTGTTTCGCAACTTGTAGTTCAGAATGTCGCACAAGCATCTTTCCCCATGTTGCAGTACTTGGATACAGTTCAATCTAAGCGTACTGGTGTTAGTGATGCCTCACAGGGATTAGACCCATCTATCCTCCAGAATGTCACAGCAGCGGCTGTTGCTTCTATGCAACAAGCTGGCGCAGGTAAGATTGAACTGATTGCTAGAATCTTTGCTGAGACAGGCGTTAAGTCTCTGTTTAAGGGCATCTTGCATCTCTTGTGTAAGTACCAAGACAAGCCTCGTTTGGTGCGTATGCGTGGTGAGTTTGTAGAGTTTGACCCTCGTACATGGGCTAATCAATACGATGTGGCGATTAATGTGGGTCTGGGTGCTGGTAACAGACAAGAGCAAATGGCTATGTTGTCGATGGTTCTTGCTAAACAAGAGCAATTGATTGGTCAGTATGGCCCTGCTAACCCTTATGTGTCACCTGCTCAGTATCGTTCAACCTTGGGTCGGATGGTAGAGATTGCAGGGTTTAAGGATAGTTCTGAGTTCTACAAGCCAATTACCCCAGAGCAAGATCAAGCCTTGTCTAATCCTCCTCCACAACAGCCACAAATGCCTCCAGAGGTTCAGGCAATGATGGCTAGAACTCAGGCTGAGATTCAAGCTAATCAACAGAAGGCTCAAGCTGATATGCAGTTGCAACAGCAACAACAGCAGATTGATATGCAGATGGCTCAACAAAAGGCTGGCCTTGAGATGCAATTATTGCGTGAGAAAGAGGCTGCTAAGTTGCAACTAGAGCGTGAGAAACAACAGGCTTACTTTGCTATGAAGCAACAAGAGTTTGAGGTTGAGGCTCAATTGAAGGCTATGAAGGTTGGTGCAGGTATCACTTCTAATGTCGAGATTAAGGGTTAATCATGGCGATACAAAGAGATGGATTCAGAGCATACAACTATGAAGATAGTATGTCTCTTGATGACTTGCTTATGCAAATTCAGCAACCTCAGATAGACACAGAGGCAATAGCAAGACAGCAAGCTGAAGCCAGAGCACAACAAGAGGCACAGCGTCAGGCTCAAATAGCCGCTGAACAACGAGCCTACGAAGAACAGGCTTATAGACAAGCACAAGCCCGCCAAGAAGAACTGAGGGCACAGAACGCTGCTAGGTTAGCCGCAGAGCAACAAGCAATTGCAGAACAAGAAGCCACAAGACAGGTTTTTAATCAGCGTCAACCAGAGCAACCAATTACTGCACAAGAAGTAATCAACCAGATTACTGCTCAACCAGCACCTGCTCAAGTACCTGCTCAATCAACCCCTGCTCAAGCACCAGATAGAGCCTCGATCATCAATAACTTAGTAGGCCAGATCAAAGCCAGAAGCAACACCTCACAATGGTCAGGTGGCTATGGTGCTGATGACGCTACTAAGGACATGGCTCGAATTCTTGCTGACACAGGAATTACAGATATTAGTCAGTTTGGCCCAATCACCCAACAGGTTGAAAGAGTTGTTGGTTACGAGGAGTGGGGTGCGCCAATTTACCAGACTGTAACTGAGCAAACATTTGGCAATAAGTTAACTGGTCAAGCTGTTCCAAATACATATAGCGAGCGCCAAAAGGGTGACTTCTTTGGTGGAACTTTTGAGGGTAAGGGCAATACTGGCTATGGTGTCCAGTTTGATGCTCAAGGACAGCCAATTTTCTACACTCAGGGAGCGTCAAGTGCTGACCCAATTGTAAAAGCCGCAGTTCCTATTGCTTCACTAGCTTTAGCGGCTATGGGTGCGCCTAGTATTGTAGGCAATGCTTTGCTAGGAGCAGGTGCAAATCAAGTGGCTGCTGGTGCTTTGGGTGGTGCTGTGATCGGTGGTGGTACTGCTGCCTTGACTGACCAAGATGTAGGCAAAGGTGCTTTGCTTGGTGGTGCTGGTGGTGCTTTAACTGGTTATCTGCGTGGTGATTTAGCTGGTGTAACTTCTGCGGAAATCAATGCCGCTTCCGATGCGGCTTCTACTATGGCTGACTCTGGACTTAGCATTGCAGAAATTAACAACCAACTAGAGATTGCTGGATTTAAACCTGCCGCTATTGCGTCTGCTTTGGAAGATGCCTCTAATATCATTAGTGCGCCTTCTTTGCCTACTTCTTTGGTAGATCAACCAATACCCTTATTAGAGCCAATTACAGCAGTTACACCAAGTGCGCCTCTTGAGAGTGTACAAATAACTGCGCCTACTGCGCCATCAACCATTGGTAATGTAATCAGCGCAATTGCTACCCCTGTTCCTGAACAACCTCCCTTTACAGGTACTATTACTAATGCTCCTCCAGAGCAACCAATTGAAAGAGTTGAAATAACTGCGCCTACTGTTCAACCAACAGCGCCCCCAACAGTTAGCGATGTGATTAGTGCCATTGCTCAACAACCAGCAATTACTCCAGAACCTGTAGCGCAACCAATTGAAACTGTTCAGATTGCTGCTAAAGCAGAACCGCCTCCAGAAACGCCAACAATAGCAAATGTTATTAGTGCTATTACTACTCCTCCTCCTGAGTTAGTGATTACTGGTAAAGCAGAAACGCCCCCACAAGCGCCTCCAGAAGAACCGCCAGCCATCCCTATTATCATGTCTCCTACAGCACCTACAAGTGTGCAAACAGAGCCTGTTAAATCAGAAAAAGAGAAAGAGAAAAGTTGGACAGCGGCTGAACTGGCTGAATTGGCTCGCCTTGGTTTGTTGGCTACGACTGTATTAGGTGCGGCTGAGGAAGGCCCACAAAGATTCCCAATAGTACCTATACCTGCTGATTGGACAAGCCCAATTAAACCTAAAGGTTCAACAGGTGTTGCGCCAACACAACTACCTCCTATTGATTTTGGTAATCGTGAATTGTTGCGTGGAACTCAATGGGAGAAGTTCTTAGACCCTAACTATGGTCAAGTCCCTGCGCCAGTACAGTTTAACCAACCCACAAACATGAGTTACGACAGACTGATGAGCATTTTGGGTACAGGTAGAGATGTATTGCCTAGCCAAGCACTTACCATTAACGATGTAATTTCAGGAATACAGAATCAGTATGGACAAACAACTAACAGCGCAATGGGCCAGAAACCTACTTAATGATGACTTTTTCAAAGAAGTCATAGATAACTTGAAAAAACAGCAGATTAGTGTGATAATAAACACAAATAGTAGTGATATTGGTGTAAGGGAAGATGCTTATCGCCATATCAAGACAATCGATTTGATTACAGGACACCTAGAAGGCTTGGCCTCGGAAACTCTAATCAAAGAGAAGAAGTGGAAGATACTGTAGGGGAAACCCTACCCTCCGCCTAGAAGGTTTCTAGCGATTTTTGAGATGACAAATGGAAAACACCAACCCAACAGGGAGTGAAAGCCTAGATGTAAACCAAGCCGCTTCAGCGTTTGAAGGGATGATGGGTGATTCTGAGGAAGCCGATGAAGGCCAAGCCGAAGGTCAACTGGAAGACCAACAAGAGACTGATGAAGTTGAGTACGAAGAAGAACCCAAGCCAAGATATAAAGTCAAGGCAAGTGGTGAGGAAGTTGAGGTAGAACTTGACGAACTCATTAAGGGTTATCAACAAGGTGCAGATTACACTAAAAAGTCTCAGGCTCTAGCTGAACAGCGTAAGGCAATTGAAGCTGAACGCCAACATTTAGAGTATGTGAAACAAGAGCGACAAGCATATGCTCAGAAATTGCAAGCGTTGGATAGCTTCCTTTCGCAGCAAAATCAGGGTGTTAACTTAGATGTTCTAAAGGAAACAGACCCCATTGGCTATGCCGTGGCGGTTGCTGAACAGAGTCAGCGAGAGAAGCAATTAGCAGTAGTTAGGAATGAACAGCAAAGACTTGCCCAACAGCAACAATCTGAGCAACAGGCCTCTCTGCAAAACCATCTCCGTCAAGAGTCTGAGAAGTTAACCAGTTTGATTCCTGAGTTAGCCACTCCACAGGGTGATGCGGTTCGGAAACAAATCCGTGACTATGCGAAGTCTATTGGGTGGACAGACCAAGAACTCAGTCAACTATATGACAGTCGTGCTGTGGTGACTTTGTATAACGGGATGAAGTATCAGCAACTTCAAAAGAGCAAGCCAGAGGTAAACAAGAAACTTCAAGCTGCTCCTAAGATGATGCGATCAGGAACTTCTGCCCCGCCTGTAAAGTCGTCTGGTGATAAACAAGCGATGCAAAGGTTGCGTGAAACTGGAAAAGTTACTGACGCAGCAAGAGCATTTGAACGATTCATTTAATTTTGGAGTTTTAAAATGGCTACATATCAAACATATACCGCTATCGGTATGCGGGAAGACCTTTCGGATGTTATCTACTCGATTTCACCAACAGATACCCCATTTTTTTCGTCTGTAGGTAAAACCAAAGCTACTGCTGTTCTGCACGAGTGGCAGACTGACAGTTTGGCTGCTGCAACCTTGTCCAACTTTGCTGTTGAAGGCGACACCGCTTCTGACGCTACTATGTCTCCGACTACCCGTGTTGGTAATCGTTGCCAGATCGCCCAGAAGACTGTGAAAATTTCTGGCACTTTGCAAGCTGTTGACAAAGCTGGTCGTAAGTCTGAAAAGGCTTACCAATTGGCTAAAGCCTCTAGCGAAATCAAGCGCGACATGGAAACTTCTGTGTTGAGCAACCAGATCGCTGCTAACGGCAACTCTACAACTGCTCGTAAATTGGGCGGTCTGCAAGCATGGTTGGCTACCAATGGTGACTTTGGTTCTGGTGGTTCTGCTGGTGCTTCTGGCACTACTGCTCGTACCAATGGTACAAACCGCACCTTTGACGAAGCAACCCTGAAGACTGTCATTCGTGAAGTTTACGCTTCTGGTGGCAATCCTAAAGTGTTGATGGTCAACCCTGCACACAAGCAAGTTGTTTCTGCTTTTGCTGGTATCGCTGCACAGCGTTTCATGGCCCCAAGCAATGCTCCTACTACCATCATCGGGGCTGCGGATGTTTATTTGAGCGACTTCGGAACAGTTTCTGTTGTTCCCAACCGCTTTATGACATCTACCAACTCATGCGATGAGACAGCATTTGTGCTTGACCCTGACATGGCTGCTATCGCTTACTTGCGCCCATTCCAGACCAACGAGTTGGCTGTTACTGGCGACAATGAGTCCACACAATTGCTGTGTGAGTACACATTGGAAGTTCGTAACGAAGCTGCGCATGGAATCATAGCCGACCTCACCCCATGAGTCTCGCATTGACTTGACACCAAATGCCTCAGAATTAAACCTCTGGGGCATTTTCTTTTCTAGCCAAACTGATAGAATTAAGGTATGGAAAACTTTAAACAAACTGCTGTTCATGCTGATGGCGAAGGTGGCATCGTTATCCAAACTCGTCAGGATGTTTCTGATATTGTTGAGCAGAACAAAAAAGAATATAACTCGTTTGATGAGAGAGCAAGATGGTCTGACCACTTGTTTGGCAATAAGGTTGCATCTATCCCAATGACAGTTATTGATGACCTGAACAAAGCTGGAATCATGCGAGGTTTTGCTGTTCTTGATGACAAGCGTTTTGCTGCTTGGTTAAATGACCCAATGAACCGTGCATGGCGCACTAGAACAGGAGTAGTATGAGTTTCGCAACATACTCTGATTTAAAGACCTCTATCGCAGGTTATCTTGCTAGATCGGACTTGACTAGCCAGATTCCAGACTTCATTACCTTTGCTGAGAACCGCCTCCGCAGAGAACTAAGAATTCGTCAGATGCTCAAGTCTGTAACGACAGCTACAGTATCTGGTGATTCAACTGTTGAAGTTCCTAGCGACTTCTTACAGATTCGTGATTTTGTCGTTTTGACAAACCCAATTCAGCCATTAAGTTACTCTAGCCCTTCTGCGTTGTCTAATGACCCCAGAGCATCAGAAGTTGGTGTTCCTAAGTCTTATACGATCTTGGCTAACGAGTTCTTACTGTCGCCTCCTCCTGATGGTGTTTATACACTCAGGCTCTTGTATTACTCTGCGCCAGCATATCTGTCTAACGCAAATACATCTAATGTGTTTTTAAATGTTGCTCCTGATGCGCTACTTTACGCTGCATTGATTGAGGCCGAGCCTTACTTGATGAACGATGCTCGAATCAATACATGGGGAACTATGTATGACAGAGCGATCTCCTCCCTTACCAAGTCTGATGAGAATACTCAGTACTCTGGTGTCCCATTAGCAATGAAACTTACTGCAAGGTGAAACTATGGCTGAATTAAGCAACTATTTGGAAAATGCTCTTATCAATGTCACATTGAGAGCAACCTCTTACACAGCACCAACAACTGTGTATGTGGCACTTTATACCTCTGACCCAACTGATGCTGATACAGGAACAGAGTGTTCTGGTACTAGCTATGCTCGTCAAGCTGTGACCTTTGGTGCGCCTAGCAATGGTGCGACTACCAACTCTGCGGCTGTTGAGTTTCCTCAAGCTGGTGGCTCATGGGGAACGATTACCCACATTGGTATTCGTGATGCTTTGACTACAGGTAACTTGCTGTATCACACAGCCTTGGATGCGTCTAAGACTATTGCAACTGGTGATGTGTTTCGCATTGCCTCTGGTTCATTGAGCGTCACATTGGCGTGAGATGGCTGATTTACTGCCTCCGTGGACAATTGACTCGCTAGACAATTTAAAGTCTAGCATTGATGACTTAACACTCACTCTCGATAGTCCACTTTACACCACCTCAGTAACCCTATGGGATGCCTATGGGTCTGTGAGTGGTTCTGCGACTGTTACAGCCAATGCTGTAAGGGTTCAGAATGGTGTAGGGGTAGTAAATGGTACGGCAACAGTTACGGCTGATGCTGTCAGGATTCAGTTTGCTAGTGCAAGCATTATAGGCTCTGCAAGTGCTTCATGCGATGCTACGAGGGTTCAGTTTGCTTCAGGCTCAATAGACGCTAATGCGACTGTTACTGCTGATGCGATCAGAGTTCAGTTTGCCTCTGGAAGCATCACAGGAAATGCAGATGTAACTGCAATTGGAACTAGTGTCCAGTTTGGTGATGCGTCAATTACTGGT